TCGTCTTGTATCTTGCCATTATTATCAAATATAAATGTGTTCTCTGCATCCCAATACGCATATAACTCAGGTGTGTCATCCATAACAGATGCTTTTATTGCAAGTGGGTAAGTGAACGCAATAGGTCTTAATGGATCATCACCAAACTCAGGCTCAAAGTCCATTATAATATCATAGTCAAGCATCCCATTTCTAAACGTAGGCTTTATAAGTACGTGTTCGAGCAAGTTAGTCATTCTTTCTGCTCTTTGCATTTTTAAATCTCTATCACGCATATACAATGGAAGATCAATATTAGAATATTCTCTTTTAGGTGGCTTCATATACACCAAGCTAATTCTATCTATAATTCTTTTTGTGATATTAACATTAGCCATAGGAATCTTAGATAGTAAACTATCACTGAAAAATTCTTTAGTATATGCTTCTGTATTACCATCATAGTAATCCCTTGCTCTCATTCTTGCTCTACGCCATTGGTTTTTATAATTTTGTTGTGCATCGTACATAGATTGCTTTTGCAACATTCTGCCTATGTTTGGTATCATCTTTGTATTGCTCCTAATGTTGGTTTGACTATTGGAAATAGGTACGAAACTAAATACCCTAAAGCATCTGAGCTATGCGTGAGCTTAGTATTGCTTTTATCCAATACTCTTGTATTGGGTTTATTAACTACCTTTTCAAGGTCATTGATGAGGTCTTGACATCTCGGATCAATGATAATGTTAGGTTCTAATTGGTTTCCCTCCAACATAGAATTAAGAGAATTGACTCTATTAATCACTAATGGGTTTTTGTTCCCCATTCTTATTTGAAATCCATTCATTTTTAGTATATCAAAATCTGAAAATGCTGATGATGTTGCTCTTTGTCTTGAACTTGCATCAGGATAAATAATATAATTTTCATTAGGATACTTAGCCTTTATTGTATCAGCCATACGTTGTGTTAATAAGTCACCTTTACCTGCGTGACTGAGCGAGATTGTGTCAAACACTTGCACTTTGGGCGAGTATGGGTAAACGTGTGCCAAAACACAAGAAAAGGGGTGTACGTTAAAGTCGAGTCCGATGTGTATTGGTTGTGATCTGTCGTATTCGCATTTTTTGACATTTCTGCTCCTATCAAATAAATATGTGCTTTCGTTTTGTATGTTTACAAATTCACCATCTCTATATGCTTGTAGCATACGTGAATCATAGTTTGTTTCTAATAAATCTACATAACCATTAGGCAAATATGGATTGTCTGTTGTTTTGCCTTTGACTAAATATGTTTGGTCGTTAGCTTTTTCTACTGCGATGTGATGTAAATAAGAAAATCTATGTGCCGGTATAGATTTACCTTGATATGAAAACATTCCATATCCTTGTTGTGTTTTTGAGGCCATCCATGTCCAACATCCACTTTCTGTTTTCTTGTTAATTTTTTTTAAAAAGCGTTCTATTTCTTTCATATTACCTCCTTATGTATTCATTTAAGTATTTATATTTCAATAAACATTTAAAATACAGAGTTTAAGGTTTTTATAAATAATCTATATAAGATAACTTTGTATTAATTAACTAATATTAGGAGAGATGGCATGCCTTTTCAAGTATCCCCCGGCGTAAACACATCTGAAATTGACTTAACAACTATCGTGCCTGGCATTTCTTCAATCGATGCTGGATTTGCTGGAGCATTTCGATGGGGCCCAGTCAATGATGTAACCTTGATTGATTCAGAAGACTTATTGGTGGAAACATTTCAATCTCCTGACGCAAATACATTCGGTTCATTTTTTACAGCCGCAAATTTTTTACAGTACTCAAGTGCACTTCATGTTGTTAGAACATCAAACAGTGCAATGAGAAATGCATCTGCAAGTGGAACTGTTGTTTTAATTTCAAACACATCATTTTATCAAGCAACGTACTCAGAACAAGAAGGAACACCAGTAACAGCTCAAGGTGATTGGTCTGCTAAATGGGCGGGAGAACTAGGAAACAGTCTTAAAGTTTCTCTTTGTGGCCCAACAAGAGCCAACCTTGCAACTGGAAACACTACTGTTGCATCTAACTCTGATGTATCCCTTACAGGAACAGTTACAATTGCAACAAGTAAAGCAATAACAGGAACAAATACACTTTTTGGAACAGAACTTAGAGTTGGTGATAGCATCAACATCGCAGTTTCTGGAACAAACACATATAGTGCAGTCATTGATGCTATTACATCAAACACAGCTGCCACAGTAACGATTGCACCTACATCAACCATTGATGCGGGTAACACAGTTATTAGACTCAAAAGATCAGCATTTGAAGAACCTTCAAGAAATATGATTGGAACTGTTGGAGTTACAGCAAACAGCACAACTGTATCACAATCTGGAACAACTGATGTTCTTGCAACATCTTTTGATCATCAATTTACAGTTGGTGATACTATTACGATTAATGGAGAAGATAGAAGAGTTAATTCAATAACAAATTCCTCTACACTAATTGTATCTACACCATTTACTAATACTGCCTCTGCTCAAACATATTCCAGAGCGTGGGAATACTCTAATATTTTTGATAAAGAGCCAGTAACCACAGAACATACTGCCAAAAAAGGTGGTGCACTTTATGATGAAGTCCATGTTGTAGTTGTTGATGAAGATGGAGAATGGACAGGAAATCGTAACGAGGCATTAGAAACCTTTACTGGTCTTTCAGTTGCAAAGAATGCAAGAAATGAAGATGGAACTTCAGCTTACTATGTTGATTCTATCAATCGTAGATCAGAATATGTTTGGTGGATGGATCACAATGCAGTAGGTGATGCTTATACGACAGCTGGAGCTTCGGTGGTTGCTTGGGGAACTGTTGCAAATTCAACTACTGAATATGCATCAAGTGCTGGTGATGGTTCAATGGTAGAGACTTCAAGTTTGTCTGGTGGAGTTGATGGTTCAGCTCCCTCTGATGCAGATAAGATTACTTCATTCAGAAAATTTCAAGATGCAGAAGAAGTAGACATTGGACTTTTAATGGCTGGAGAGGCTTCCGCAACTGTTGCACTAGACATAATTTCAATAGCCGAACAAAGAAAAGATATCGTCGCTTTCATCTCACCAGAACTTGCTGATGTAGTCAATAATGAGGGAAGTGAAGTTGATGATGTTGTCGCTTTTAGGAATACTCTAGGATCTTCTTCTTATGTGGTTATGGATTCTGGATACAAATATCAATACGACAAGTATAACGATGTTTATCGTTATGTTCCTCTCAATGGAGATACTGCTGGTGTTACTGCTGCTACAGAAGCAAGTAGAGACGCTTGGTTTTCTCCAGCTGGTTTTAACAGAGGAAATTTTAGAAATGTTGTAAAACTTCCTTTTAATCCAAGAAAATCTGAAAGAGATACACTTTATAAAAATAATATCAATCCTGTAGTAACATTTATGGGTGAGGGTACTGTTTTATTTGGTGATAAAACTCTCCTTGCAAAACCATCTGCATTTGATAGAATTAATGTACGAAGACTTTTTATAATTCTTGAAAAAGCTATTGCAAGATTTGCAAGATCTCAACTATTTGAATACAATGATGCATTCACAAGAGCACAATTTGTTGGAGCAGTAGAACCATTTTTAAGAACTGTTCAAGGTCGAGATGGTATTACAGACTTTAAAGTTGTCTGTAATGAATCAAACAATACTGGTGATGTAATTGATCGTAACGAATTTGTG